GGTGTGATCTCCATCTCCCAGGTGACGAACCCTTTTTTATCAACGGGTTCGCCGAATTTTGAGATGACGGCACTGCATTTCTTGCACGTGAATGCAAGCGCACCACTTGACGGCCGGATGAAGTAGACATCCCGTTCCGTGCCATTGTCGAAGTCAGTTTCGAGTGCATCGTGGACCGTGGACCCGAGATAGTAGATCTTGATTGATCCGGTTCCCTGGGCGATGGTCCCCTTGCTCTTTGTCTCCTGCCCCCCATTCGCCGCGAGGGCGTCGTGGGTGGTGTTTTCATTCATGTTCCGGGTTTTGTCCGGAATTTTAAGGTCAACGGTCTCCCCGATGTAGCTGGTTCCCCAGATAACATGGTAGCCTGCCGCTGATTCTGCCTGTTCTCCCATAGTTTTGTTACCTCGTTTTTGTCACGTAGAAATTCCAGACGTACTCGATACGTCCGTTCTCATCTTTCCCCATCGGGGTGGGGCCTGACTGGACCGCCTCGATCATCTGGTAGTAGGTCCCGGAAAGGACGGTGTTGGTGAGCCCGTCCAGGTCATGATAGATCGTCTCGATGAGGGTCCGTGCTGCCCCTGCTGCGTTCTTGGCGCCCCGGACCAGGACCTGCACGCTCGGTTTGTCGTACTTGTTGGTGTTGGTCCACTCCGGGGGCTGCCCGGCATACCCGAAGAGGCAGATACATGCATCCGGGGTGCTCGGTTTTTCGTTGACGAAGATCGTCCCCACGACGATCGGTGGTCCCGCTGCTGGCAGGGTCCCCCTGCCTTTGGTTACGAGATACGCGGCGATATCGTCTTCTGCCGTCATGTGAGATACCCCTTCAGCGCTTCGGCGATGTCTGCTGCAATAGTGGGGGCGATCCGCATGGCGGGGTCCTCCAGGTACTTGGCCTTCGCGCCTGGGCGGGTGTGCCGGTACGTGAGGTCCTCGTGCTGCCGGTGAGCGTAGGGGGTGTTGTAGCCGATGTCAAATGATTGGCCGTCGATACCGTCTTCAACCGTGCCGGTGGACTTCAGGAGCCCGCCCCGCATCCTGCCGCGGACTTTCACCATGACTTTTCCGGCGTTACCGGCCCATTGCATGCTGCTCGGGATGTTCCAGGTCCGGGTCTTTGTTTTACTACGGCTTGTCCGGGCCCGGATCACGTTCCGGGTTTCATAGGTCATATCGACCGGGACCTCCTCCTGCGATGCTGCGAGAATCCGCTCGGCGTTCAGCTTCAGCCGGGCCATCGCGGCGTTTTCCGCAACGACCAGGATGTGCGAGAGGTTCTCCATCACCTCCTTGGTGCCGGAGAGTTCCACCTTCGCATTACCGAGATTCCAGCGCTCCATCTGGGAGAGGCCCGCGGTAACATCGGAAGAGATCTCGTCGCTGTAGGTGACGGCCCCGTACCACTGGTAGCTCTGCGTCATGTCGATATCTCCCAATAGATGCGGGTCCCGTCGCCGTCCTTGGCGTCTTCCATGGCAAGGATCACGGGTTGCGATGCATACGCGGTCCCTGGGTCGATGGTGATGCGGTCCCGGCCTCTTCGGTCGAAGACAACGGCACCATCGAGCATGATGCTGACGTTGCTGACGACATCCTCTCCTGCCATTGATTTTACGACCTTTATCCGCTGCGAGACAAAGGCGGGGTAGGTGACTGCAGCACCGTAGGTGCGGTCCCCGTGGGCGTCTTCTGTCAGGAATGGCTCGATCGTGATCGTGTCATTCAGGATGTCGTCAATCTCGCCCATCAGTGGATCACCTTATCCCAAATCAGGAAAACGATGCCAATGATCGCCGTGGTTGCGCCGATGAGCCCGGAGATGATCGCGGTCGTCCAGTTCACGCCTTTGACCTGCCCGTCGTGATCGGANACNAAGGCTTCAAGNGGGGNGATCCGTTTGTGGATTTTNGTGAGTTCGNCGATGGCGTCCTCTGCCGGTTTNGATCCCCGGATCTCGATCTCCCGGATACGNTTGTCGTGAGACTGAAGGCAGCATTTCGTTTCAGTGATGAATGCGTCGATCTTCTCTGAAACCGCTTTCATTGCCACGTTGTTCTCCACGATCTGTTTGTAGGTCTCCTGATCGAGCTCCATCAGAATTCGCTCTCCTCATCGAGTGTCGCCATNTCGAACGCGNTNCCGTCCGCATACCCGCCCTCGTCAACCTGCCNGCGCAGTTCCGCTGCTCCTCTCCGGAGTTCGGCTGCCATGGCTGCNCCGTTGATGGAATACTTGCNGATTGTCGTGACCTTCTTCTTTTCGACGATGTAATCGGCTTTCGAGTCCATGCACCTGGCTGCAGCAAGCTTGATGACCCCGCCTTCATCCGCGAGAATCTGGGTGATCTCCTCATCGGTGAAGTGGGCGGTCAGGGTAGCGGTCTCCAGCTTGCCGACAGCAAGCCGGACCTTGCCGGTGTCGGTCGTGAGGTCGTAAGAAAAGGTCATCGCTTCCTCTTGTGCGGGTCAGGCCGGGCGGGCTCTTCCAGGATCTCGGAGGCCGGGGCTGGTTGCAGGGCTTGCAGGAGGCGGTTGGTCTCCCGCTGCTCATCGAGGATCGCCTTCAGGAATTCCTCTTCTCTCGTCACGGGCGTAAGATCCATCAGAGACCTCACGTCTTGTAGACCACCATGATCGCCGGTACGTTTGCGGTGACCCAGCTGGTCATGCCGAGGAACTTCGTGTCCTCCAGCGTCTCGATGAACGTCTCCGCATCAGCTGCCGCGGCCGTCCCTTCGAATCTTCTGGCGTTGCATGTTGCCATGTTGTCTCATCCCTCCGGAAAAAAGAGATGAGATTAGGATCCTGTCTGTGCGTATGCAAGCCGCGGGTCCATGGTGGCGCCACCGATGTCGTGGCGGACACGGTACGCGATCTTGTCCGATGCGAAGTCGCCGGAGAACGGAGACATGACGCCGCCGCTGGTCGAAGCCTTGTCGGATGCCTTGATACANATCTCGGGGGCTTCCTGGCCGCGGAGGAAACCGACCTCGACCGCTGCNCCTTCNGCNGGNTCTGCNAAGAGATACCAGGTGGTGTCAACCTTGCCGCTNGAGGTGTCGATGGTCTTGAGGGTCGGGTTCTTGTGGACCTTGATCGGCANGTCCTTGATCACGTTGTAGGTCGGGTACGGGACGCCGGCTGCNGCNCCGGAATCGACATACATCTTGATGTCGGATCCGACAACTGAAAGCGCGGTGAGGTGCAGGGCCGGGGGCACGACCAGGTGGACACCTTCGATCTCGATTGCCTCNCCCTGGGGGTCNGTCTGCTGGCTCATCAGGNTGAGGGTNGTCTCAAGGTTNGCAATCGTCAGCGGGAGTGCGCCAACGTTGGTGATCGTCTGCCCGGCGTCGGAGATCGCGGCNCCGAAGTACGTGGACCGCGGTCCCGTGGACGAACAGAACAGGTTGGTGGCGAAGTATGCTTCGGTCCTGAGAGCTGCCCGTGCGAACCGGGTCGGGATGTCCGCGAACGCGCCCATGGCGTCGTTGATGAGTGCTTTCCGGGTGATCTCGAAGACCCGCCCGTAGGTGTGCAGGTGGTATTTGTACTGAGTGGTGCTCGGTTTTGCCGGCTGGAATACTCCGTCCGAGATCTCCAGGAGGCGCTGGTCCACGCCATCGACACGGTTGCGTTCAACATCGTTGAAGTCCGGGATCCCACCGGGGGCAACCTTGATGTACTGTCGCCACTCGGTGATCGCGCTCGGGAGCTTGTAGTTGGCGATCAGCTGGCGATCGATGATGTTCCCGAGAAGTGTCGGGAAATCGGTGGTTGCGATTGCTTCCTTGACCAGGTATTCGTGCCGGTGGGCGGGTAATCTGTTTGCGTTCGTCAGGAGGTCGAGTGCCTCGGTGATTGCCGATTCATCAACCTGCTCTTTACGGACGGATGGGAAACCCTCCCATCCCTCCTTCATAATTTCCATGAATTCTGCCATTTCAGGTAGTCTCCTTTGGTGTTGTCTCGTTTTTTGCGATGGCTGCGGTGATTGCCGCTTCCGTGTCGATCGCAGAGAGGGCCGTCTTGGCGGCGGTGATTGCCGCTTCCAGTCCTGTGATGTTCCTGTCGATCTCGTCGATCTCGCGGGTCTTCTGCAGGCGCTGATATGCAAGAGATGAGAGCTGATGCTCCCATCCCTCACGGCGTTTTGTGATTTCCTCTCGTGCGTTCATGCGGACCTCATCAGGCTGAGTAGCACTGAATCCAGTACTGTGAACCGCCAACATAGACGGAAAGCGCGACATTCTTGGTCCCGCCGGTCTTGTCGGCTGCTGCTCCACCGCATACGGTAGCCCCGTCAATTTCGAGGAGTGCTTCCTTTGTCCCCGCTGTACCGGAACTGTTAATGTGGATTGCGCTGCGGATTGCCGGGGTTGTGCCGGGTGCACCCTCCATCATGATGTCCAGGCCACGGACGAACGGGGCGATTCCGCCGTTCTTGTTGTCGGTGTCGAGCTTGAGCGCCGTCATGCTGGAGACCGATACATCTGTCGCCTCGTCGCGGACTACCTTGAGCTCCCCGGCAGTGATTTCCCCGCCGGTTGCAATCAAGTTGTCAACCACGCGGATGTTGAAGCCGTGAAGCTGTTCGCCTGCCTGGAGCAGGGTGGCCGGTGCGAGACATGCCTCAATCAGCCGGTTCTTCCGGAGCGTTGGGTCGCCTTCGAGGAGCATGTTGCCCGTCGCGGTGCTACCGCTGCCGAAGTGGAGCCGTCCCTCTTCAGGGGTGAAGGCGTTGTGGACTTTGACCAGGGCGAGGGTAGGCGTGCTGACGTGGGCGGAAACCGCAGTGAGCAGGTATCCAAAGGGTCGGAAGTGTGCGGGGTCCTGTTCCCCTGACAGGAGATAGGTGTCGCTGCCCGGTGTGACCTGGAAGTAGATCGGGGTTCCCGCCGTGAGTGCCTTGGCAATCCCGTCGCTGGTGCCATCTGAAACGGCCCCGATGACGTTCAGGTACCAGAGCCCTTCCGTGTCAACTGTCACAAGGTCGGTTGCTGCGGTCGGGCTGTCCGAGCAGACAACCCCCACGATGTTGTCCCCGATGAGGACCGGGTCGCCCTTGTCTGCGAATCCGTCCGCGTGATACGGGTGCACAAGATCGCCTTCGAGGACCGTGATGTACCGGCCCCGGTCGGTGATTGCCCCCTCTTCTCCGGCAGACCTGCCGGTCGCTGTGTAGTGTACCATGATTCCTTACCTCCCCCTCACGGCAGACTCTGCCATGAGTTCAGCATCCTTCTCGGACCTGCCCTGGGCGAGGAATGACTTCTTGAAGGATTCCTTCAGGGCCGAGCCCTTCTCCGACGATTTTCCGGATCCGCTGCCCATGCCCCTGACCNTGCCGGACTCGGTGAGCTTTGCCACGTAGTCGGTCTCNGTCTTGATGGCCTCGGTGACNGCCGTGGTGAATGCGGNCTCATCGAGCTTGCCGTCTTTCATNCGNGCGAGNTTCGGCACGGNCTCGATGAGCCGGGTNTTGGTGATCTCCGGGAGCGTGGACTTTTCAAGCGCCTTGACGACGATCTTGCCAGCTTCCTGGATGACCTGCGCCTCACGGAGCCGGTCCAGTTCGACCTTCATGTCCTGGTTCTCTTTCAGGACCTTTGCGTGATCGGCTTCCTTGGTCCTGGTGGCCTCGGATGCCTGGATTTCCTGCAGGACGCTTTCCTTGAGCTCCTTGACGAGCGTCGGGTGTGTCTGCCGGAGCGATTCAACCGTTAAGACGGTGTCTTTGGTTTCGTTTACCATAATGTCCTCATTGTTTTCTATGATCGTTTCGTGTTCAGTGAGCGATTCGGCGTTCTTGCGGTATGCTTCCAGCATCTGGACCACACTGCCCCCTGCCCCGGGGAGCGTGACCCAGTCAACTGACAGGCATTTCTGCAGCGATTCAATGATTTTCCCTGTGCGGCCTTCGATGGTCCCGGTCTTTCCCTGGCCGATCGCACGATGTGACAGCCCGATGAAGGGTGCCATCTCGTTGAGGGCCTCGCGGTATGGCTTGAAGACGTGGACTTCTGCATATACCCCGGGTCCCTTCGGCCCGTCCTTCAGGTACTTCGCTTCACCGGCAATGACGCTGGCGAGGGTAGTAAGGCTCCGTTCAGGGCGGGATTTTTCATCGACTGCGGTCGGGTGGTCCATGTGCATGTGCGTACCGGATGCGTACACTTTCGGGCCATCCCTCTCGAGCGCGGATTCGGTGTAGAATCCGCTGGATCCCCAGCCGGGCTTGATGATTTTTACCAGGGCGTTTCCGTTCTTGTCGATGAAGTTCGGCTGATGACCTTCGGTAGCCGCCTCGACAAACGTTTCAAAATCTGTCACATTGCCAGACTCCTGTCCTTTGGACTCAGAAAAGGTGTTCACGTGGTCGTTCGGCCGATCGTGAGCGAATGCCGGAGCCGGGTCAGTAGTGATGAGAATAGGGGAATTCGGGCCCGGTTCTTGTGGCATTGAATATATATGTCACGGATTCGTATTTAGGGCCTCGATAATAACCGGGTCTTGGAATTCAGGCACGTTCATATATGCCATATATGGAATATATGAGCATGGAGAAACAGGTCTGGCTCATCATTCATGACGATGAAATCAGGGACGACATCTACACGATCGAGGAGGCGGCCCGCCACATGGCCGGCGCGGGGGATCGCGTAGTTCCTTATACCATCGAAATTTAAAATAAAATCTATGAGCGAAGATGAGATCTCCAGTATCCGGTTGACGATGAAGACAAAAGGGCGGCTCAATGACGAACGTCACGGACGCGAGTCGGACGATGTCCTGGTGAACAGGCTCCTGGATGAACTGAAGAAGCTGCGGGGCCCTGGAGGGAAGTAGGCCCAGGGACCTATCCCGCGGCCTTTTCTGGTTCCTGCGGTTTTGCGAGGAACTTCTTTACCCCCTCGCGGGTCCTGCAGCCTTTGTTATATTCTTTGAAGACTTCGTTAAGGATCTGGGCGATGTCCTGGTATGAGAATGATTCCCGGTACCGGGACAGGATCAGGATTTCCCGCTTCTCCTCATCGCTGAGTTCGGGAAATGGGAGGTTGGCCTTGTGACCGCCCGGGTTGCCTTTCGCCATCACGCACCTCCCGCTGCTGCCATGCCCGGGATAAGCGGCTCGACACTGCAATGGCAGTTATAATCGTCAAGCATGGCCCGTATCTCCGGGTCGTCGATGTCCACCTCGCGGCCGTCCATTGCTTCATGCTCCGGGCGGGGATCCAGTTGACCCGGAAGATGATGGTAGATCCCGCGGGTAATACCCTCATCTTTCCATCGGTCGAACGTGCC